ACGTTATTTGTACCACTTGTTGATGTGTTGATAAAAATCTTAATTTGTCCATCAGAGCCATCTGCTAATGAAATAGCACCAGTTGCTGAAGTAGCGTTGATTTCAGTTATTGCTGAAGTTACGTTTGCAACCTGTGATGAAGCGTCAGCAGTTATTGCTTGTGAAGTTTGTGCTAAACCTAAAAAACTAGGTACGTTATTAAACACATTTTCTGCTGATATTTTTTTATTGATCGGAGTACCACTTGGGTCATCCACTACGTGAAACAAGTCAGCTGATGCTAACGAGTCACCTAAATCGGTCAATGCCGTTATTTTTTTGTCTGCCATTTTTCTCTCCTGTTAACCCTTTCGGGAATGCTACTCTAGGTATTTGCCTAGATCAATTTGTTCATATAGTATATATAAGGGCACTTTGAGCGCCCTTATACATTTTAATTATTAACTTGAAACCGTTTTACTTACTGCGATACCACTAGCATAAGTTAGTGTTGCATTAACGGTGTTACCTGCAGCTGCTGCCGCTGTATCTCTAATAGTACCACCATTTAGATTTAATGTTGATACCGTAAGAACGTCAGTATTACCAGCACCACCAGATGTTTTTCTAAATCTTAATTGGTTAGCTGATGATGTAGCTGATACGTATGCAAGTGTTAAACTACCATATCCACCACCTGAAGCGTCATTGTTAGTGACCGTTAGTGTAGGTGAACCTGTTACCGTTACTTGTTCGTCAAACGTAATTTCTACGTTACATTCAAAGTTAGCGTCATTCGCTGTAAAGTCAGTATTTGCTGTAGTACCTACTATAAATCTTGTTCTTGTAATAGTTGGTGTTCTCAATCCTGTCGTTGCTGATGTTCCTGCAAGACCACCGATTGCAACCAAAACTTCTGGTTGTGCGTTAGGGTTGTCATTACCTGAACCAATAGTTCCAGCTGCTCTTACCCAACCTTGATTGGTTGCGTAAATATCGCCTCTATTGTCAGGTGCGTTTTCATCAACAGGTGCAAATTTTGGCTTGTTATCAGCACTAGCGTGTGCTTTTCCCCATGAGCTCATATTTGTTTCTCCCTATTCTTTTAAATAATTAATTAATTATTGTTATATAACTATACTATTTATAAGATTAGAAGCCTAGTCTTTTGAGTTGGGCGATAGTTTTTGATGTGTTTGTGTGATGTATTCCCTTGCCACCTGCATTGATAAACTCTCTTACGTTTTTCTCGTAATCATCAATGAGAATAGAAGGATTACCTTTTCTAGCAAAGAGTTTCTTTTCTTTTCTTCTTACTAGATTTATCTTTGATCTGTTAGATATACCTGTATTTTTTCTTAACCATTGTGTTTTACCAGGTATACAATTAGGGTCATAAGACTCTTCTACGTATGCTGATAATATATGAGGATCAAATTTTGATAGGTAAGACCATAGTTGTCTGCCACCAGGCATCCAAGGTAGTGTTGACCAGAAATCTTTTTTTGCTTTGATGAGTGCCCACTTCTCTCTACTAGATGGTATGTTCATCCATTTGTTGATTGACATACCTGTGGTTCTTTGAGCACCTGTTTTAAAATCTGCAAGTACTCCATCCATATCGCAATATATGATAGGTTTAGTCATAGTGTTTCCTTATACTATTATACTATCATATAATAGTGCTTTTGTCAATTGACAAAATGTCGCAACTAGATAGGTTTTGCTGATGGTTCAACGTCAATTACTGCAGCCTTTTGTCCTGTTGCTGTCTTGCCATTGTCACCTAGTCTAATAAGTTTGGTTTCTTTTCTTAATGCACTAAAAGGTTTTTTCTCTTTTTGATCTGTCTTGCTATCAGAAGCTTTCATCTTCATTTGATTGATCTTCTCGCCTTTGTCGTCTTGCGTTACAGCCTCATTTTTAGGTACACAATTAGGGACACGTTTGCCGCCTTTCATTTTGTAACCAACTTGTCTGTGTGAATCCCAACATTCATCAGCAGGTAACCCACAAGGTTCAACCTCTTCATTCTTTGGTTTTTCACCACGCTCTTTTTTAGAGATCGCAATCGCAGCCTGTTGTGCAGGACTGATCGCTTCAGACTTGATAGCCTTATCTAAAGTTTTTACTTGACCACTATGAGCAGCAACTGCTTTCTTTAGTTGTCCGATAACTTTATTTACAGCAGGTTTATCTTTACTATCTAATGCTTCTTTCGCTATTGCTTTTGATACTGCAGCTCTTCTTTTATGTAAAAATTTATCTGAAGAGTCTACATCGCCATCATTGTCAATATCTTTGTCTTTTCTATCGTCAAACTTTTTTTTTACAGCGTCTTTGTTTACTGGGTCCATGCCTTCACTTACAATCTTACTTGCAAGGTCTTCAATAGAGCCAGGTTTATTTTCAAAGTATTTTTTTTCTGTAGATAGTTTAACGTCAGGTTTATAAGAAGCGTTTATAGTTTCTTTTTCAGTAGCAATATTATTGATCTTATCTTCTAAGCTACCCTTTCTAGTTTCAAAGTATTTGTTATCCATTATTTCTTACTCCCTCTTACTCTTTTCGCTAAATCTTTATCTGCACCACCCCATGTGCCAGATGATTTAGTTACGAAACTATTTACTCTTGCCATAGCCCATTGTTGAGGTGTTGTACCTGGTCTATGACCACCTTTCCATGCAGCCATACCTCTATCATAAACTTTTTTAAGTACTGAATATGGCATACCTGTTTTTGCGGCTTTGTTTTTTACAGCAGTAATCGCTTCTATTAAAGCTTTTGCTGGGTGTATTTTTTCTTCTTTTTTAGTTCTAATTTGATCCATTTTCATTTGTATGTTCTCTATATCGTTTTTGGTTATAGCAATAGGTGTCTTATCTTTAGGATCACCTACATCTAAATCTCGTAGTTTGGTTTGTAGTGCCATTTGACGTGTTCTTAATTTTGCAATGTTTTCAGCGTCTTTAGAGGCATCCTCTTTGTTTAGTATTGATCTTGCAATCTCATGGCCTTTATTAATAGTCTTCTTATCTAAAGGCGGTTCATCATTATATTTTTTCTTTGCAGCCGCTGTGCCTATTGCATAAGCGTCATCTTTGCTCATCTCTACTAATTTTGATAAATGAGGTATGTTTGCTTGTTTGATTGCTAATTGAGTAGGTATATCCATGTTCTTAATCATAGCTTTAACTGCAGGTGTAACATCACTTGCCTTTTTAGTCTGCCAAGTTTTCTTAATGTTTTGTATCTGCGTTGAGTTTAACTTACTCTTTAGATAATCACTTGCGTCCTCTTTAAACTTACCTCTTAATATGTCTTTTGTAATTTCTATTTCTTTGACACCATCTCTTTTTAATTGTGCCATTTTTTCTTGTGCTTTAGCAGCGTCTTTGTATGGTATAGCAAATCTTTTCTTGTTTAAAGGATCTCTATATCTAACGGTGTGCGATAAAGCAAACTCGTTAAGGTCTTCTTGTTGCCATGTTGCTCTATATCTTGTTACCATTTTTTACAACTCCAATATCTTGCTTTCCATTTAGGTCCTGGATTATCACAATTGTGTCTTGCTCTGAAGCTCTTTCTTCTTGCAGGATTATCTCTTTTGATCTCCATATTAGGATCACCAAACGATACTTTCACTACATTGCCTGATGGACCTTTTGTGTAAACATAAAACTTTTTAGAACCACCACGTACTGGTTTGTTCAAAGTAACTTTTTTACCTTGATGTTCTGCTTCTGTAATCTGCGATGGGAAGATTCCCCACTCGTCTGCCTCTTCTTTCATAAAGTCTTTAAATGATAACTTAAAGCCTTCAGTAGCACCTAAATCTTTTCTCATTTCTGCTTTAGATTTATTGTACTTTCTTTGAAACTCCTCTGGATCCAAACCGCCTTCTTCCTTAGATTTAAGGTCTATTGCGATTTCTTTCATTCTTCCTTCTTGCATATTACTATTGGTGTCAATCACTTTATTGAACATTTTATTATATGTTTCTTCAATTTTAGATTGCCACTCTTCCCCATATCTTTCCTTATATTTATTAATAGTTTCTTCTTTACTTGCCCATTCTTCTATATCTTTTAATTCAACTTTCTTATTCATTGTTTTACTAATGTCCTTATCTGCGTTAATGTTAATAAGGTTATCACTATGTTTAGATGGTTTATATGTAGTTCCTTGAAAAGATGGTTTGTAATTTTTTTCGCCTGGCGTTATACTTGACGTGTATAGAGCATAGTCATGCCCTACGTCATATGATTCTGGCATACCTAAATCATTAAATTCGTTACCTCTTTTCTCTGGTTCTTTTTCTGATTTAGTTTTAAGTTCGCCATACATTTGTTTGAAACGTTTTGTATGTTTACTAGGTTTTGTTTTTGCCTTCTTATCAGCAGGCGATTGTACGTAAGCAGATTTATCACTATCTGATTTCTTGCCTTGTTTTTCTAAATGTTTATCGTGTGCTTTCTTATCTTTATCAGATAGTCCTGCAACATATTTTTTAGGCTGATCTGTTTCCTTATCGTACTGATTTTTTCTTTTCTCTTTTAAGTTCATTGATCTTTCCTCTAATTTGACTGAATAGACAGGAGTTTCCATGATGTTATATAGCCAACACTTGTGAAGGCTCAACTCCTCGTCTTCCAAGGTAACATAGTTTGTACCTCTTCTTACAATGACACCAGTTACATTACTTTCTATATCATCAACTATATCTCCTACATCATATAAATGCTCTGAAATATATTTGTCCCTTAATGTCATCTTGTCTAACTCCTCTTTTGTTGAGGCAGTTATAAATGGTTTAAATCTAAATGCACTATCAGCGTCAAACGAAGCTGATAACATCATTCCTTTTCTTACATTTCTAAATAAGTCTTGTGCATTTTTTGAGTTAGCAAAACCAGACGGCAATCCTTTTTTGAAACTTGCAAAGTCTTTTGATTTTGCAGCCGCTCTCATTTTACTAGCACTCATTCCCGTAGCACCTTCAGCGTCTGGATCTCTTTCTCCTGCTGAAGCTACAGATATACTATCAAAGTCATATAGACCATGACGGCTCTTAACGCCGTTATATTTTTTTAAGATAGTATCAAATTCTCTTACTCTATCACTACCTGCAACCATCGTTATGTTTGAGTAACCTCTTTTGTATAAATCAGTTACAATATCTAATATCATGTTTGATGGATTAAGTAGTATGTTTCTGCTATGTCTAGGAAACATTTGTTTCATTGTTGCTAATTTAATTCTAGCATTCAATGGGTTTTTAGATGTGTCTTCAGATTTACTTAAATAAATTCTGTAGTCATCTGTTCTTTGTTGCGCCACTTTGTTAATAAGTTTTTCGTGTCCTATTGTAGGTGGGTTAAAACGGCCAAAGGTAAATGCTATTGATCTACCCTTGGCCTCTTTTATTTTAGATAACGATTTTAGTTCGGCAGGTGTAATCTTGCCATCTTCCATAATCTCTTTCAACTTTTTGAAAAATTTGAGATAATGATACTTTTCTAACATCTTATAAATCACATTTTTCGGAAGTCGGTTTTTCACACCAAACTTTCTAATCTCGTCTGGCGACATATCTTTATCAAAGGAATCTTTACGATCTTGGATAGTCTTGTCACCAATATCAATTAGAGTGTTAATAGAATCTTTAATCTCAGCTAACTTTTTAGAAACTAAATTAGACAAGTTATCAATATCGGAGCTTGTCAGGTCTTTTAGTTCTTCATAATCAATCATATCCCTTACGAGTTCACCTTTAACAACATCTATTTCAGAAACACGCTTCTGAAAATCCGTAACGTATTTTTCAGGTTCAAAGGTTCCAGGTTCTGGTTTTTTGATCCACTTGTTAGTGTCTATATCAAAAGTACCATCAGCCATGTCCCTTGCCTTATTAAATGTTACAGGATCTATTATGGAGAAGTAGTTGATAGGATGCTCTGTGCCTGGTATAGTTTTACCATTTATCTGTCCTTGATATTCTCTAATCTCATCATGTACCTTTTCTTGTTCTGCTTTTGAACCAGGTATATCAAATAAGATATTAATATCAAGGTCGGCATCAGCCCTATATTGTTTTGTAAGTATTGAACCTATCAAGGTATACTTAACTACTTTACCAAATTTTTCAAATGTCTTTATACCATCTAGTACCATTTTCTTTACTGATGGTTTTAATTCTGGATTAGGAGTATCTGCTTTATCAAATACACCCTTTGCATAATCCTTACGAGGTATGTCTATGATACTCTCGCTAAATGTTTTTCTTTTTAGATTAATCTTTGGATAGATTTCTTTTGCTAATTTTACACTTGCGTTATGATCTGAAGGATAATGCCAACCTGCATATACCCTACCCATACCACACTCATCAGCACGATCTATCAATTCTGCTTTGTGTTCAGGATATTTTTCAGCATAATATTCTGCGATCAATCTACTTTGTAAACTATGACCACTAGGATATGCTGGCGTCTTCATACTATCGCTGAACAATGGCATACTATCAAACTTCATTTTCATTGCGTCAGCAAGATGATATGGTCTCGCTCTCTCAAACTTATTCTTAAATTTTCTAGCGATAGCAGCACCTGTTTCTGCGATCTTATCTGTATTCTTTTTGTCTATCTCTAAATTATTTTGTTTTAGATATTCTTCAATAGAATATTCTGATTTAGGATCATGGTTCTTTACAGATTGCTCTATGGCTTTGTTTCTTCTTTTAAACATAGCCTGCATAGATTTCATTTCTGCAGCTGTAGTTTTGCTAGTGTTAGTGCCAGGTTTAGATATAGATAATTTATCTACATCTCCTGTATAGTTCTTAATAGGTTTTTCTTCTACCCTAGCGTGTCGTAAATTTTCTATGTCTGTAAAATCTTTAAACTTCATCTTTTACGAGCCTCTAATTCTTTTTTCATCCATTGTTTGGCCTTATAATTCTGTACTGGCGATGTAATAAATCTTCTTACCAACTTGCCAATTCTGTTCATTGTAAGAGTGACTAACTCTAAATCAGATTTATTGTTATCTACTACAATAAATTTAGCCATACCAAATAGTCTTTGAAACTTACCAATATTATTTTGTACACCTTCCCAACTTGTCTTTGTAATATACTCTGGGATAGTTCTTTCACGTCTAGCGTTTCTTGCTATTGCAACTTCTAAACTTGTATTCACAAATACCATGTAACAATCATAACCAAGTTGTTGTAGCATGTTATGGTTTCTAGCAATAACATCATAATCTCTACCTGTGCTGTCAATTACTAAACCAAGTCTGCCTTGTACATATTTATCTAATTGAGCGATAGCAGTTTGTTTTGCACGACCTCTAATTATATTTCTAAAATATTCTTCTTCGTCTGGCATATTTAAAGATAGGTTTGCTTTCTTTAAGTTTCTTTCAAATGTAGTATCTGAATTAACAACTTTTAAACCTGTGCCTGCAAATGCACTATTAGTAACAAATGATTTACCTGAACCAGGACCACCTGCTAGAAAGAACGCTTTGAATATACCTGGGTCATAAATGCCTTCAGATAAATGTTGTATAAAACTATTGACCGCCATTGTCTATCCTTCTTATAATTTCTTTTGCTGTTTCTTCAGGTGTACCACCCTCAGCAGTTACACTAATAAAGTTATCTTTTTTTCTAAAGTATTCTACAACAGGACCTGTTTCTTTTTTGTATAGTTCAATTCTATTGTTTATAATTTCTTCAGTATCGTCTGCTCTACCTCTTGCAAGTAATCTACGTAATACTTCTTCTCTACTTACATCTAAAAATACTGCATAATCATAACCTATTTCGTTCTTCTCCATGTCTTCAACTTGTTGCATATATCTAGGCCAACCATCTAATACATAACCTTTAGGTGACTTCTCAACTTTATCTTTAATTAACTCTAATACTATTTGATTAGGAACAAACTCACCTCTATCAATAATACTTTTTGCAATCTTACCTATTTCTGATCCTTTTTCTACTTCTTTTCTTAACATGCCACCTGGGTAAATATGAGTAATATCATATTCTTTAACAAGGTATTCTGTATAAGTTGATTTACCTGAACCAGGTCCACCTAACATAACAATTCTTTTACGACCTATTTGTTCAAATATAAAATCTCTAAAACTTTTCATCCTTTTATCCAGTTCTTAGCAAGTGTAAAGTTAGCAGTACTAAACTCTAATCTATCTACTAGTTTTACTGCGTTGCCCATTCTATCTACAGCAACGTAGCCTTCAGGATTAGTTACTACAAATCCATTACCTTTTTGTAGAAACGTTCCCATTGATTTAATCTGATTCATTTTACTTACTAGAAAGTTCTTAACTCTTTGTAGTGTTATATAACTAGCAATTGCAAAGTAAATATCATTATCGTTACTATCAATAAATCTTAAACCATCGTTTCTTATTTGTTCGTATTTCTTTTTAGCGTTAGCAGTTTTTTTCTTTGACGCCTCATCATCTAATACTTGAGCATAATACTTTCTAAAATCTGCCTGTAATTTTCTGACATTCTGTATAGATTGTCCTGCTCTTATTTGTGTATTGAAAAATATTTTTAATCTCATACCTACTGATAACATATTAGTTTGTCTTTTCAATAATTCTAAAATTCTTTTACCTTTTGATATTGATCCCATTGCCATTCTTAACATACTATCATATTGAGCGCTTTCTGTTGTTGTAAATGTAGCAACACCAGATGAGTCTTTGTAACTTGCGTCATCAAAAAATACTGCTGGCGTC